ATGAGATATTTACCATTAATCATCTTTCTTTGCTTGTTAAATCAAGGTTGTAGCACCAAGAACAACCTACCGATTAACCAGCCAGTCAGTCATATCCAATCTTTAGCCCCTGCCAGCGTTGAAGATGCGACAATAGATCAACCAATTAGCGTTGATGACTTGGATATACCGCAAATTAATGCAAGCGATGTGGTTGATGCAAAGGGCGAGAAATTAGAAGAGCCTAAAACAGAAGAGCCAAGCGGTGAAATCAGAAATATGTCTGACACTAGCGACTTTATGCCAGAGCAGCGTACTTATTGGATGTAGGTTGTCGCGTAAAATGAGTCCATGCCCCACAAAGCATGGACGCATACTCTAAGCCTAAAACTGGTTTAGCAGTGAGTAAGGTGTTTTTTTCATAATGAATAGAGGGATCGCTCCGCGAGTTCCGCCAGATTAAATCTGCTATTTACTCCAATTACGTGCAATGGCTTGTACCTGAACAAGTTCAGATTGACTACAAAACCACTAAATACCCCGCTATTATACCGATGATCATAATCACCATTTGATCGATCAAAATCCAAATTTGATCTAATTGTTTTTTATACCCGAGTATCATTATTAATATATGCTAGAGGCCTAAACCTCTAGCTTATCGTGTTTTCGTTACTCAGCCTTCGTCCTCAAATCACAATAAGCTAGTGGGGGGTGAATTTAATTAATCCCGTCAATTAGATTCAGCATTCAAGCTCTATCATAATATATTCATATTGGTTCGCCATACATTTTGTTATGAATAAGTTTGGTAGTTTGAACTGAGAAGTGCCTAAATTTAGCGAAATAGGATGCTAAAATCCTGGCAACTAAACCAGCCAATACATTGATTAAAAAGATTTAAATTTGATGTGATTTTACAGCTTTTAAAAAAGGACTATACGGGAGACTGTATAATAAGCCGTAATACATAGAAGTGTTGGCAGTTGGCAGTTTTCACTGCCAATTTAGCTTTAGATAAAACGAACAATGTACTTTTCACCATCTTTATCTACTTCATAAAATTTAGAACCAGCTTCTTGAGCATCTTTTAACATCTGATACATATTTACTGCCTGCTCTAGTGTTGGTAATGCTTCACTAAACTTACTAGTATTTGCCAATTTTAAGATTTTATCTTCAAGCTCAGCTGAAATTCTCACTCGCTTGTCAGCGGTGTTCTTTTTTACTGTACTCATGATCTACCTCCAAAAAAGACGTCGGTTTTTACACCGACTACCTTGGCTGCTACCCAATGAAAAAGCCCGTCACATACATACCGATAATAGCAGACATTACGGTACCGACTACCCAACTAGCACCTTGCTTCAAGAAGCTAAATACTTGCTTCTTTTTGTGAGCCTTGTGCGAGTGTGGATATTGTTTGACTTCTAAATCATCCACGCCGAAGTCAATTTCTGTTACACCTGTTTCTTCAACACTTACAACAGTTTTTGACTCTTCGATAGTGATCACGCATTTACGTGAATCATAGGTTTTTACTTTCATGCTATGTTTCCTTCTGGATAACGTAGCCCTCGCTTCTCACTATATATCTGTCGAGTGGACTGCTAATAGGTTGTAGTGAGAAACTCTAACTCGACATATCTAGATAGATTTTTTAATTATTCCTAAGTCTATGATTTCGACTTATAAGTATTCGAAAATCGTTGCATAGGGTTAATTTGTTTTTTGTCATATATTTATCCTTATTTATTAGTTAATAAAATAAGTACTCTTTTGAGTACAGGACAATAATAGGGACAAAAGAGGGACAAGTAAAGCCTTTTATTGGTATTTGTTTGGTCTTTTTGTGGTTTGTTGAATAATAAAGGTCTTAATTATTGAAGGCCACTATGACTTAATGACGTATTAACTTTATGAGGAGTATTTTCGGTGCTTCGATTCAAACGCTATTTACGGCAAGAAGATATCGTCTACGATATGGAGGAGCGCAGGGGATTGAAAAACATTTATTCAGGCCGTATAGTTTTAGTTTTAGTTTTAGTTTTAGTTTTAGTTTTAGTTTTAGTTTTAGTTTTAGTTTTAGTTTTCAATTAATCAGCATACTGTATCTATTGGTTTTCAAAACGTGAAAATGAATCACAATAAGCTACGAGGTGCTGAAGCTAGTAGAGATTCATCCATATTAAAATCATCCATATTAAAATCATCCCTATTAAAATCATCCCTATCCTCTTCAACATCATCCGCCTTATCATCCTCTCTGCACGTTACTATCCGTGAACTAGCCTGATAACTCATTTTATAGACACACTCCGTTAATGTTTTCGTTGTATAACCCAAGTCGTTTAAGTCTGCATTTGTGGTCTTAAACATCAACTGACCGTCTTTATACACATCAAAATAAATCAGGTATAAGAAATCTTCTGGCGTTAATACACGCTCAACACGGCTATATGTCACTTGTTTGGTAAATCCAGTGACATAAAAATCAAAGCCGATTAAAGGCTCAGGTTCATTATTAAGAGTTTCATCAACAACCGCACTGCTATCATCACCATTAGCAATATCAGTATTCGCCCCAGTAACCACCACAGTTTCGCCAACAGGAATGACTGAGCCTGAATCAACTTGTTCACTGCTTTGTTGAGTACCGGTACTCGGTGAATCACCGTCACGACCAACCGCAAACCATATGAAATAAGCCAGAATGGATAATAAAAACACCACAGCAAGAACGAACTTAGGGCTTTGAAACGGGCTTGTACCCTTGCCGCTTTTGTTGTTTTTACCTGTTTGCGTTGATTTGTATAGTTTGAATACATCAAGTGGGATCTTCCTTCTTTTGACTTGCTCACCTTTCTTCGGAGATAAACCGCGTTCAAGTGGGTTATGTTCGTGGGTTCTTGGGCGTCTTTGGAAATACGGCATAGGTGCAAAATCAAAAGACTTGTGGCTGACTGCCTGTTCGGCAACGGAACGAATGAGATTATGTACTTTGGTTATGTCAGGCGTACAAACCAAAATATCCCAGTTAAATTTACGGTGACGCATTAACGCATCTTTAATATTACGGGGGTAACGAATATGGCCATTATCATCCGTTTCAGTTAAACCAAGGTCATCGGTATAACCATCGGGTTCAATATCACTAATCACACTTATCGAATACTCACACAATGGCGCAGGCAGAAACGCAACGGCCTTAATTATGTCTATCGTATTGGGTTCACCATCGAGGCTGACGTTAAACTCTTTTAATTCCGTTCTGTCTTTATCACTGTAAAGGTTTTGCACTTCATCAATCAGCAGTAATGCGCCAGCTGGCAACCAGTGAAACCAACGCGTAAGCACATCAACACCCGCTTGGTTTAATGTTGATATACGCCAAAGCTGTGCTGAATCAGGAAACTTTTCACCAACAGCCTTTTCAATGGTATCTAAATCAAAAAGCCCCTCGATATTAGTCACAACACAACGACCAGACCGCAGAGCTGGCAGCATTTCAAACCAAAGTGCAGTCGATGTTTTATAAGAACCTGGGTTCCCATGAAAGATGATTGAAGCCATGAATATCCTTATAAATAGCTAATAACGAATCGGGCGATATACGCCTCAACAATTAAATTAAACGCATTAAATATTTTCATTTGTACCGCAGCATGACGAATGTCAGGCGGCAGCTGTCCCGCGAACTGTTCAACCATCTGCACAAAGCCAAAGTCAGCCAGTATCAACTTGGCAACGGTAAAGCCTGTTTGCATCGCGTAAAGCGTGGTTTTGACTTCCACCCAGATAACAAACTCAAAGAAATACGCCATTGCCCTATCAACAAGGCTCGGTACTTCTTCAAAGAAAAACGAGGTAACGGTATTTGATAACAGTTCGACCGTGGAAAATATCTCACCGAATGACCAATCACTGGCAAAGGCTGAGGGCGTGAAAGTTACAAACATTAGAATGATTAATTTTTTGAACATACAATCACCAAGGCAGACATAGCCGCTAACATCATAATGACCATACCGATTTCACTATAATATTTTGACCACGTAGTTAGAGGGTTAGGCACAGTAATAGACTGACCTGCAATATTGAGGGTAAAGCCAACATCAGAAGCTGCGCCACCTGATACATTCACTTTAAAAATATTCTTGAGCGATTGAATATTAGAATCCAACTCAGTCGTGCGCAGCGTTTCTAAATCGGTAATGTCAGTGCGAAGCTTGGCTAGCTCGCTATCGGAGAACAGGCCATTAAGTAAGGTTTTATCTACGGGGTCGAGTGTTACCTTACCCAGTCCGCTATCTTCGGGCGTAGGTTCTTCGGGTTTAAGCGCATCTAGTTTTTCACCAAGACCACCCAATGAGGTATTTAAGTCGCGCAGTAATTTGTTATTACTGGTGCTGTTCCGGTCTAGGGCATCAGTAAGCTTTGCATTACCTTTTAAGTCATTACCCCGCATCGTATCTAAGGTGTCATACACGGCCTGATTCTTTTTAACATTAAGCTCTGACTTATCACTTAAAATTGATATGCCCGTATTAATTTTATCTAACATATCGTTAGTAATTTCGGTACGTTGATTAAGCTTACTTAGATGCTCATTTTCTTGCTGGAATGATTCCAATGCGACGAGCTGGTTATTGGTCATGGTATCTAAATGCAAAGTAAGTTCAGATAAATCAGGCGCCATACAACTATCGGGGTCTAAATCACAATCAGGTTGGGACTCACAATTAATAACGCAATCAGGGTCTGGCTCTGTTGGAGTATCACCACCTGAGTTATCGCCCGAGTTATCACTACTATCACCAGCAGTGCTACGGGTTGGATCTTTAGGGTAAGCATCGGCACTATCACTCACGCCATCATTATCATCATCAGGGTCAGCGTTATCACCCATACCATCGCCATCAGTATCATCCCACTCTAATGAGTCTTGAGGAAAAGTATCATTATTATCTTTCACCCCATCACCATCGCTATCTAAACACTCTAAGCCATCACAAACATCTATTTGGCAATTAGGGGTAATAGTACGAGTTTCTTCACTACAACTCGGTGTCGAAGTAAACGAAGAACCAGCGGCTTGAATCGAGCATAAATTATGCGCATCAGATATTTGATTTTGAGCAGAACTAGAAGAACAAAAAGAGGGTATTAAACACTCCATTACATAAACAGCATTACCACTCGTATCATCACAAACAAAATTAAAATCACTGCCCACATCAAAACAAGAATCACGATAAATTGAATATTCATCAGTCCAACGAATATCATCACAAGATTTAGGGTTTACACATGAATTAGTCGAAGAATCAAATTCAGTTCCATCAGGACAACTACCCGTTCTATAATCCCATGTTCTAGAACGATTACCGCAATAGATAGAGGAATCATAGATTTTACAGCTATAACTACCTATCCCCCCCTGAACAACAGATAACAAAGTTTCAGCATCAGCAAAATAAGAACCAGCAGGGATATAAACACTTCCATCACCATAGCCAGACAAATCAACAGTTTGCCTTGTTATAATAAGTGAAAAAGCATTAGCACTAAAAATCAGCAAAAATAAAATGAAAATCCGTTTCATAAGATCAAAAAAGGCGACCTAAGCCGCCCCCTTGTATTAACTGGCAATAATGCCCGTTTTAAATCCCTCGACAATGCAGTAACTAAACAATGCCCCGAGCAGTATTGACGTGGCCACGTATTATTTACGCATCCAAGAAACTAAAGCAGTCACACCAAAGCCGATAACAGCAAGGGCAATCACCGCACCCATCACAGCCGCTTGGTTGGTATTCGCTTCAGTACCCGCAGCACCAATTTGAGTTGTGTAATCCGCCGCGTTAACTGCAACTGAAGAACCAGCCGCAACAACAGCAACAAGACCACGTTTTAGATTCGTTTTTAATTTAGACATAATAATTATTTCCATATAATAAAAGTAAGTAAGATACTGACTAAGCTCGTCCTAGCCAGCGAACGACAGACCCAGTGCCATGCGACACTAAGAACATCAATAACGATGAGCCGATAACGACTGAAAAGATTTCCATATCGAACGCAAAGATTTCGTGTAACACAGTGACTAAATTGTTATTAGCCAACGCATCGTATTCAGTCGAACTAACTAGCACTAAACTTTCGCTGGTACATGTTGTAGCTTTTACGAAGTTTTCTGAGGTTAGCTCGACACAAATCATTTCTGCACAGCCGCTTGTTTAACCACGCTATCCAAGAGCTGTAACTTTTCATTCTTAGGCATACGGCTCGATAGCCATGCGCCATTACGACCACCTGCCCGAGCTACCATAGCAACAGGGCAAAGGATCGCTTTATTGCGGTATGAAGCCACTTGGTTTTGCACCGAATGTACGTCATCCGAATTAATATCAATGATTGTTACGTCCGTTTGCTCGTTGCCGTATTGGTCTGAATACGGGCGCGAGATAATCAAACGATGATTAAATTTAGTAGGGTCGTTGTTCCAAGGCTCTGAACGAAAATCCTTGCAGATACCGACCACATAACTTCCTAGCTGTAATGACATTACAATGTCTCCGTTTGGTGTGTATGCGTCCATTAAGCGCCATGTTTAGAGCCGCCTTGGGTGGCGGACTGTATTAAATTCGTTTTAATGCGTTTTAATTTTTATTACATCGCGGGTCGTATCGACTCCCACGATTTAATATTGGGTTCATCGCCCCTTGTGGGGGCGAAATACCACTTTAAGTAATCTTCATCATTGACCAAAAG